TACAAGCACCTCTCCGTTTGAAGGACTAGACGCTGCTACATTTCCTATATCATTTAATTCATTTGGTGCTAAGTTTACTTTTCCACTTACACCGTCTATTAATATTACACTATCATCAGCTGCAAAAGTACCTTTAAAGTTACCAGTAGCTAAACCAAATGTGCCGTTTGTAAAGTTACCACTGGCTGCTGATACTACACCTGATGCTGTTATATTACCGCTGTTGTTAATGTTACCAACACCAGTTATATCTTGACTGTTTAAATCTAAGTTTCCGCCTAGTTGTGGCGTTGTGTCTTCTAAAAGATCGTTAATACCAGTATCAGCTTTTGTACCGCCTGCGGTCGAACCGTCGCCTACATATAGTAATTTTGTGTCAGTGGTGTAGATTAATTCACCTTCTGCAGGTGTAATTGTTAAACGTTGGGCATCGGTACCACGTCTTATTTGTAAAGCCATTGAAAACTCCTGAATGCAATATACAGTCTTATACTGTATTTATCTACTTACTTACGTTTTTTTAAAAAGATAGTAGTTCTTTTTTCAATGTCTGCTCTAATTCTATCAATGTCAACACTAAAATTAATAGTGTCAACTAAATTTTCATATTCTTTGTAAATTTCTGAGACAATAGTTTCAACATCAGTGATGTCGTTTTCGGCCATATCAATTAACCATTCACGCCCATCACTGAAGTTTACTTTTATTTGTTTTACATAATCAGAAGGAATAGACTGAATTTCTATGTCTTTTAGAACTTCAGGCCATGATTGTATAGTTTTGTCTTCGAACCGTTTTCTTTTAGCCACCGACGTCTTCTGATTTAAGACGATCAGTTATATCTTTTGCTTTTTCCCGCAAAGATTTTGCTTCTTTGAATAAAGCGTCGGCTTGTGATCTATACTGTGCTGCTAATTTTTCATCCGTTAAAACTTCTTCTGAAATGATTGTAGCTGGAGTATCAGAAGTATACAGTTCTACAGGGTCTACTGATTCTTGTACTTCTTCAACCGCTGATTCTTGTGTACCGTCTGGATTTTTAAGTGCTAAGTCTGCAACAGTAACACCTTTTTGCTGTGCAATGGTAGTGTTTAACTCATCTAAATCAATCACAGTTTTAAGATCAGGAGTCATTTCGATATCTTTTGTCGGTACTTTTAGCATTTTTCCTGTAGTATGAAAACCTGCAAGCATATTTCTGCCATCTGGCAACGGTGTTCTAGCCATTGCTTCGGCTAATTCATATGCTTCTTGACCAGCAGCACTTTCGACTAATTTAATTATTGTGTCATGCTCTTCGGCCATTAAGCTTTCGGTTGGAACAATAATTGCTTGGTCATCGGTGCCTGGTACTAAACGGTAGGCAACTACACACTTTTTTTGTGTTTTCTTAATACGACCTACGTGTTTTAACATTTTATTCTCCGTCAGTTTGCTCTGCTGCTTCAGCAGGCTGCTGTTGTGCGGCTACTGCATTGAGGAAGTTATCTAATTTTGTATAGACAGTTCCTACAGCAACCATTTCGTTAGCTTTAAATGCGCCTCTACTTTGTGCTGCATCGATTACTTGCCTAATTGCAGACAAGTCGTTTACTGTAAGCTCTACAGGTGCTTCTTGTTGGGTATCGTTTGGTGCAGACTCTGCACCAGCAGATACTTCAGTATTTTCTTCTGACATATTATCTCCTATGTTGTAAATTATTTATAAGCTAAAATGAAATAGCTGAGTTCTTTTGGTTCTTCGAACCCTACTATATAACCTTCGTGATGTGTTCTTAATAAAAAATATCTACCATGAGTATTTTCTAGAATCCATGTTTCGATATCGTGTTCAATAAGTCCTTTAGGTCTAGACGGATAAGGCTTGTCTGGGTAAGGTACTACTGTGATTTCGAAGTGCTCGGGCAAAATTTTTGTTTTACGTATGCCGAACACTTCGTATGGATTAGGTCTAGTATCTATTTTAGACCTTGTCATAATGTGTAGTAACACCAAACGGAGCTTCTAGATCTTTATCGTAGTTACTGTGAATAACAAATACTGTATCGCAATAAGAATCATCGCCCCAGCTGCCCCAAGGATAGCCGTCTGTGAACATAATGAACTTTTTAGGTTCAATGCCTTCTTCTTTCATAAAGTCCCAGTTCGAATCAAAGTCAGTGCCGCCGCCTCCGGCTGCTTCGTATTCAGTAATGTCACCGTCGTGAGCACTAAACTCTTCAAGATTATATACCTTAGTATCAAAGCACCAAACTTTGATATTATAATCATTATATTGATTCATAATACCCTGTACTTCACCGAGAAAATCTTGCAGTTGTTCATTGCCAATACTTCCGCTTGTATCTAGGGCAATACATACATCAATTGTTTCTTCATTAATTGTACCAGGAATCACAGCACCGTAGTGTGATTTACGTGATGGTCTTGCAAAACTGTAATCGTTTTTTACAGTGCTTTGAATTTGCTGTTGCAAAATTTCACGCCAATTCATTTTTGGCTCTGTGAACTGTTTAATAAGACGGGCTACTTCTCCGGGCACCTTACCTGCACCAGCAGCTTGTGCTGCCGAAAGCATACTTTCTTTAATGCTATCACGGATTTCTTTCATTTCTTCTTTAGATAACTTAGGAGCGCCGCCTTCGCCGTCACCATTTTCAAGATCTAAATGTTCATCTAGTAATTCGCCAAGTTCGTCGATGTCAATGTGTTCAACTACATTTTCCATCAAATCATCATAAACTTCTTCACTAGTCCAGCCTTCGTATTTGAAGTCTTGGAAGCAATCAACAAGTTTAGGCTTTTCACCAATTTTATCACGTACAAGCAAGTTATTTACAATATAGTCAGCTGCTACATTGTAAATTTTAGGATCTCTGTCATCACGTCGGCCTAGGTGATCAAATACACAGTGCAAAATTTCGTGTGCAATTACAAACTCAATTTCTGCGTTAGACATTGCATTAAAAAACTGTGCATTAAAGTACAAGTTACGACCGTCTACCGCAGCAGTAGGAAGCCAGTCGTTTGCTGCTTTTACTTTAAGTCTAGTAGCCATGTTGCCAAAGAACGGGTGTTTAAGCAAAAGACCTACCCGAGCAACAGTGATACGATCGATGACATCTTTGGTCATTTGTTCGAGTGCATCTTCAGTAATATCAGGATCAGGTTCCCAATGTTTTTTACCTGCAACAGACATAAAGCTTCCTTTCTTTAATGTACGTATATAATACAACAAAGCGCTCGAAAAGTCAAGCGCTTTGAAGTGTATTAGGATTGAGCTGCTTTAATATACTTACCGTATTTTTCGTGGAACTCGTCAAAGCTTGGCACTTTATCAGGATCAATTGGCAGTTTGTATTGTGTCAGTGCTAACTTCATTGCCATAACAACTAGTTCAGTATCAAAATTTTTCATCGAAAAGCTAAGGAATTGTTCTACCTGATCATAAAACTCTTTTTTATCGTCTTGACTATTTGCAACAGTTTGGCTTAGTTCATAACACATGGCTACAATTAAGCTATACATTGCACTAATTTCGTTAGTGTCAAGATCTTTGACTTTACCAGCAAGGATATCTGTAGGATTGGGCATGCTACTTGCAACTTTGCGATGAGCAACAAACTTCACAGCCAATCCTTCGCCAACACTGCCAGACACTAGATCCATAAGTGTTTCTGCATCGTAATTATCGTTCAAAAAGTCACTTACAAACGACCACGAACGAGGCGTTGCAAAAGAACGACTAGGCGATTTAGGATCAAAGTCGTACAAATCTTGTTTACTAAATTGTAAATAACCAACTACATCAGGGTGAATTTTATTAGTAACAGCCCATTCAAACCAATCGTCAAATGATACTGCCATCTCAAGGTGAACAAAACGGTTAGCAAGTGGTGCTGGCATACGATATGTAACACCTTTGTCGCTATCACGGTTACCAGCAGCTACGATAAGAACGTTATCTGGTAGTTTGTACTGACCTACACGACGATTTAGAATAAGCTGATATGCAGCCGCTTGCACAGCTGGTGCAGCTGAGTTCATTTCGTCAAGAAAAAGAATAACATGCTTGTGTTCACTAGCCATTTCTTCATCCGGCAGTTCACTTGGTGCAGCCCATACCATTTTATTTACATTAGAATCAAAATATGGAATACCTTTAATATCAGTAGGCTCCCAAAGGCTCAAACGAATATCAATAACATGCGCATCCATGCTTTCGCCGATCTGATGTACAATGTCGGATTTACCAATACCCGGAGGTCCCCAAACAAAAATAGGGCGTTGTTGATCGAATGCAGCAGCAATAACTTTTTTTGCGCTATTAGGGGAAGTAGTGCGAATCGTGTCCATGATGTGTACCTGTTTGTTTATTAACTATGTATATAATACGACAAATCGGCTAGAAAGTCAAATGTTTTTTTGACGCTCAATTGCCTTTATTAAGCCGTATCGTTCTATATCACCAGAAAATAGACTTATCTCCATAGCTTTGCGATCGTCTGTTACTTCGATATATTTTTTTGTGAGATAGTACGGACAAGTGATAAAGTTGTCTAAATGTATCAGAATGTTTGTTTTATAAATGTTTACATCGGGGGGAAATTTTATTCTAAAAAGTGTAAGTTCTAGATTATTTTTTAAAAAATCACGCCCTGCTTCAGTGAGACGTAGTCCACCTTCTTTTTTGTCACGAGTATTATACCACCAGTCTGACGAATATTTTTTAATATTAGCATCATCGGTGCTTAATTTAGAACTGTTTAAAAAAATTTTAGTGTATGTGACTCTATTCATTCTCTGTAAAACTGTTTGTAAACTTAACGACCTTGAATTCGTCTGTCTTCCAAACAGTATTTAACCGTTCTGCTAAGTTATGAGCATGTCCGGGATTACTGAAACTTGTCTTTTTATACTTTGGGCCAGGGTAATTTGTTAGGCTGTTAAAACTTTTTAGGTTAAAAGGCTTACCTTGGAAGAATACAGCCCAAATTGCCTCAGCTTCTAACACTTGCTCAGTTCTATATGTGTTCTTGTCTGTGTACTCTTTTAGTACTACAGGCTTTGGCCTACTCATTTATCGTTCCTCATTATATACGTATATATTTATCTTTTACCAGCTAGAACCGCCGTCCATTCTGATATTGATTACTTCATTATTCTGTTGGGGTTGAGACATAAGAAGAGATTCCAAGTCTTCTGTATGCCTTGCTAAAAGTTCTGTAAGACAGTAGTGCAACTTTTTTGCTTGATCTACATTCATCCTAATTTCTTGTTGTCGACTAGTTTCAGCTTCTTTAACAAGAGTCAAAAATTGTTTGATAGGAGACGTATTAATTGGTTGTTTTTGCATTTGCAATACTCAGTTGTTGCCGCATTTCTATATCAGTTTTAAATGGGCCTTTGTTATTGTATCGTTCAATTGTAATTAGTTTAGGACAGTAACTTTTTACCCAACCTTTATTGAATTGGATGATGTAGTATCCTGCACAGTAAACACTTTTCGATTTTTCACTTTTTGTAAACAACGGAAGTTTCCGTTTTATGTCATACATACTGTTAAAAGGTTTACAATTTGTAGGGAAATCGTGCACATAAAATTGTGTAGTTTCTGTAACTTTTAGTTGCGTCCAAGTAAGCGATCCTAGTTTTTTGTTTACACTAGACTTTGAATTACAAACAGCAGGCGAGTCTTTTTCGGTGTGTACAATGTAATGATCGTTGTTAAACGAAATTGTACCTACACTTTCACCGTTATCTTCTACAATCCAAAACTTATCTTTTAAAATTTCTTTAGCGTTCATTTTACATACCTTGATTGAAACGGTTCTGCATACAAACTAATGTTGTCTGCAATTCTATTCATATCCCACTTGTGACAAAATTTTAGAAGCCTAACACCAACTTGTGACAAATCTTTAGGTGATTCAGTCTCGCTATCAATAGTACTTGTAATAAGTTCTTTAATATCGACAGGCTGTGCTGTTAGATCACAAAGCAGTACATTTCTATTGTAGTCATCAATCACACGATGTTCTACTCCTTCGTGATCTGTCCAGCGTTGTAGCATCATGTTGTTCCAGTTGTAGCCTTTTGTATTCTTATCTGCAAAAGCTTCAAATAGCCCAACTTTATTTTTAGTACCTTTTTTACGTACACCTGGATATGCACTAAAAATATTGTCACTAGTATCGCCACGCATACACTTTTCAAAAAGTAGCCACTGCGGATCAGGCGCAGGCTTTTCTTCGCCTGTTTTTTTATCTATAACACGTTTGCCTTTATCGTCAAAGTAGCCTTCGTGAGTAATAGTTACATTACTTACACCATTGTATTGCTTTACATTAGGTGCAATAAGTTGTGCAAAATCACCGTCTGTACTAAGAATAACATGATTATCGTTCGGATGCTCTTGCACCCACCCAGCAAT